TAATTTATGCAAAGGCATTAAAGGCAAGCAATGATCACCAAATTTCTATTGCTCAGCTAAAAGGAATTGAGCCGGGCTACAGCACAAAAGATGATGGTCCTGACTGTGACGAAATGTGCTGGGACAAACTCGAAGAGGCCGCAAGAAAGAGTAACCACAAGTCCGTTGTTAAGCAACGAAAATCACGTAAATTTTAAACAATGACATACTTAGAGGAAGAAGACTTCTATTCCGTAATTGCCGAGGAGCATTTAGCCGAGGTTGTTGATGACGACTTGAGCAGGTTGGATGCACTGGAGCAAACGGCAATGGGTGAAATGACCGGTTATCTTAATGTGAGATACGACCCAACAAAATGCTTCAGAACTGATCCTGATCGTATTCCGATCATTGTGCAAATGATGGTGGACATTGTGCTTTACCACGCGCACTCGCGCATAATGCCGGACAATGTTCCAACGCTACGCAAGGACAGGTACCAGAATGCAATTTCATGGTGCGAGAAAGTGGCCGACGGATTCATTGCGCCGGATCTTCCTGTAAAGGATGAGGCACCTGAAACGCCACTAAGATTTGGAAGTTCATCTCCTAAAACCGAACAATACTATTAATTATGGCCATTGACAAAAAAGGAAAAAAAGGCGCTGAGCTAAAAGAACGCCCGGACAGAGTAAACGGCTTTATTAAGCGATCTACAATTGCTCGATCTCGAAAGGATATTAACCAATGGAGAACAGCACTTCAACAAGCGGAGAACGTAGACAATCCAAAGCGATTGCTTTTATACAATCTGTATGACGAGGTAATGCTCGACGCGCACCTTACAAACGAGATTGAAAAACGGAAGCTCGCACTTATGGGCGCCGATTTCATTTTATATGGTGAGAACGGCCAGCCAATGAATGACGAGACCGCTCTGCTGAAAAAAGACTGGTTTAACAAGCTAATTGAAAATGCTGTTGACTCCCGCTTTTGGGGTCACTCGCTCGTTGAAGTGACAAAGATCGATGGTGAGGGAAAGATTGCCGAGGTGGCGTTGGTTCCGCGTAGACACGTTATCCCGGAAAAGGGAATTGTAACCATTAACCAGGGCGATGAAAAAGGAACTCCGTACCGCGACAATCCGCAGTTTACACCTTGGACGTTTGAGTTTGGAGAGCATGACGGACTCGGCCTGATTAACAAGTGTGTGCCGCATGTGTTGTTTAAACGCTTTGCGCAATCTGCTTGGAGTGAATACTGCGAGATCTTTGGAATGCCGGCACGCGTGGCCAAAACAAACACCGTCGGTACTCAGTCGCTCAGCAGACTGGAGGAGATGATGGAAAACATGGGAACCGCGGCTTGGGCAATCATCGATAATGACGAAAGTATTGAGTGGCTGGAGACAACGAACGCCGACGGTTCTGTTTACAAGGGCCTGATGGAAGTTTCTGCAGCGGAAATTTCGAAGGTTATCAACGGCTCGGTTATCGGTGAGGCTACTCAAGGAGGCTCAAGATCCAAGGAGGAGGTAGGCCTTAAAATTCAGGACAAGATTTCTCTGGGCGATATGAAATGGCTGGAGGGAATAATCAACGAGCATGTGCTTCCAAAATTGGCGACGCTTGGTTACCCGGTTGACGGACTTACATTTGAGTTTATCCGTGAGAAGGATCTGAAAAGCCAATGGGATATTGTTTCTGGAATTCTCAATTATTACGAAGTTGACCAGGAATATATTGTGGACACGTTTGGCGTACCAGTGACGGCTCAGCGTGAGCAACAACTACCCGGTACCGGATTAAAACCAACTGCGGGTTTTTTCGATTAAGCCCTGCTCCGGACAGGGCGTTTATGGGTCAATACTACGCCGATCTTGTTGGGCTACCTCAGGCAAAGACAAAGCTTTTCACTAAAAAGCAGCTGGAGGAGTTATTGAGAAAGTACTATGCCGGCAAGATCAAGGAAGACGAAATTCCGGAGGATTTATTTAACGCCACCCTTGATAAGTTCGACGCAGCGTTTGGAACTATTGAATACACGGATCGTGACGAGGATCTAATTAAAGAGCTGCAGATGTACAGCTTTTAAAAGCTACCGACAGGGCGGAGAATTACTCGCGGCGCTGGTTGATGAGAACGGTAAGAAGCGAAGTTTTGCGGAGTACCTGAAGGAAGCCCGGAAGATAGACGCCGAGTATAACCAAAACTGGCTGGAGGCGGAGTATAACATTGCAATCCGGCAGGCACGATCGGCAGTTCAGTGGAAAGATTTTGAGGAGGCCGCAGACGTTTATCCAAACTTGGAGTACATGGCCTCCAGAGCCGCGGAGCCAAGAGACGCGCATAAGCAGTACTACGGAATTGTAAAGCCAATAAGCGACCCGTTCTGGAGCACAGCAATGCCACCAATTGGATGGGGCTGCAAATGTTGGGTAAAACAAACCAATGGGGAAGTTACCACAAAGGAAGTTCAAATACCGGAACCAATAAAAGGTATTAGTGGAAACGCCGGACAAACTGGAGAGGTATTCTCAAAGGATCACCCGTACATGGATATTTCAAAGGAGGAAAAAAAGACCGTTCAAAAGGAGTATTTAAGACTGGTTAAAAAGCGTTCAAACACTGATTAAATGGCTGATTTCAAAAACATATACCAAAAGTTGAACGAAATGGAGAACTTTCTGAAGAACACCGCTCCAACTATTATTGGCGTGGAGGCGGTTAATCACTTCAAAGAGTCATTCGAAAACCAAGGTTTTACAGATCAGCAGCTTGAAAAGTGGGACGAGGTAGAGCGAAGGAAGCCCTCAAGCCCTTGGTATGGGTTTAAGTATCAAAGTAGGGTTTCGCGCCCAGGAAAGAAACGCCGTAAATCTGACAGCATTACCAACTACTCACCGGCGGCAACCAAGCGGCCAATTCTCTCCGGAGATACACAGGAGCTTATGAACAGCATACGCTTTACCAAACTTGTAGGAGGTGCGCGCATAACGGCGGGAGTGCCTTATGCCCAGATAATGAATGAGGGAGGGCGCGTTAAAGTGTTTGGACGAGGTTCTGCAGTAATGCAGAAAAGGCAGTTTATGGGGAAATCAGTGGCACTGCAGCGAAAGCTTCAGGCGCAATTAATTAAGGAACTAAACAGGATTATCTAATGGATATTATTATTCGAGTGTTCGACGCCATTAAGGCACAGCTGGAGAGCAACAACGAGATTAAAACGATAGACTGGTACAATGAGCAGTACCAAAATACGGAGAAGGACTTTCCGAGGAATTTTAAGGCTGTTTATATTGAGGTGGTTGACCCGGTTGAGTTCAAGGAGGCGGGTAATAAGTTGCAGTTGGCCACGATTAGAGTGAGACTCCACATTGTGTTGTTTTCACTAAAGGACACGCCGGTTGACTCGCTGCAGTTTACTCAAACAGTTGCCGGCATTTTGAATGGCAAGGACCTGTTTACGCAAATGGGTGAAGCTACCGTACAGCTAACAACGAAGCTTGTTCGTAATAGGGCGGCGATGCCTAAGCGCTACAAGAACCAGAAGGTTACAAACTTGGAAATGATCTGCGAGGCTTATGATCAAAGCTTGATGGATACGCCGGAGTTTGTTTCGAATTTGGGGTTTGTTGTGAATGGTTAACAAACTGGAGATATTCCTAAATTCTCCCCAGCCGCTCTAACGTGGCTTGCTACTAGGCTATATCAACCCAAAAAACGTAAAGCTTTCCTTTTGGGTGATATATTTTGACGCCGTTCACTATTCTGTACCTGCAAAAAACCAACTTTTGGTTCTTGCCATTATGAACTCGAAACTGTGCCATAACTTTTACGACATTACCGGGAGTTTAATACCGGTCATGGTGTTGGTTCCTAACCCAACGCCGTCCCGTTACACCTGGTCCGAACTTTTCGGACATAAAAAATCCCGGATCATTAGGACTCACCGGGATTTAATTTTTTTGCCCATCATACCTTGCCGTAAAAAAGTAATCTGGCACAGTTTCGTGACACAAGATTACGCAAATTTTCATAAACGGTTACATTTTTTTTCATACAATTTTTTTCTCAATTGGTAAAGGACACAATTTTTAGGATAATATTTTAAGGTAAAAGGCAAAAAAAAAGGCGGGTAAACCCGCCAATCAAAACCTCAAATAACTGATCTACTCGTAATAGATCTCAGTGTTCATTTTTTCATTCAGAGTACCGTCCTCATTAAAATAAAGAAGCAATTGAGACATTGGTTTCTCCCTTGATCTTTCCTCACCAATTACTGTAAAGTATCCCTCAGTTCCGTTATTGGTTAATGAATCCATTTTTACACTTTTCACGGTGGCGGATCCTCCAGACTGCTTATAAAAAAATTCTTTGACCCACTCAGTGGCCAACTGCTCGTGCGTTTTTTTCTGTTCTGAGCATGAAGCCAAAAAGGCCAGCGTTAATACTAATAATATCCTTTTCATTGTGTTGATTTTTGGTTGTTAAATATACAATTTAATTCTTTCGGCTAACTCTCAACAAGCGGCACTAGAACGTCCGATTGTCGGTATTGCTTTCCGCCTTGCGTTTTGCATTTCTTTCAGCAATTTCAGCATTTGCAATTGGGATTACTATTTCGTGCAAGTCTTTGCAAATAACTAATTCCTTTATCGCTACATTGTTTTCACAATACCAAAAAGAATTATTAACGTGTTGCACTTCTCCTTTCATTCCTTTTCGAACAAATGCTCCGTTTTCCAATTTTAATCCCCAATACCTTAAATGGTCAATTGTTAGTGGATTGTTTTCTCCGATTGATGTGTCCATCTTTATCTACTTTTAAATTATTACTTTTTAAGTGGGCTTTCCTTTTTTTGGTCTTTAAATAATCAGATACAAAAACAGCAGCGACGCAAAAAAGAACAAATAAGAAAAAGAGAGCTGCGCCCAGGATCCGAAGACCGTCCCAATAGATTACAAGTGGTTTCATGTTGTTTTAACTTTTAAGTGACTCTAATTCTTCTCTTAACAATTTGTTCTCCATCTGAAGACGTGATATCGTTTCTTCGCCCGTCCACATCATTCTCGGCACGGTGCATCGAATTTCACATCGGCCATCCTCTTTACCGAACTTTATTTCAAAGTCATTAGGTGCTGCCGTATATACAGTAAAGCATCCTAATTCAGCCATCCTTTTTAGATCCTGAAGAACTGAAATATCAAACTGCACGTTTCTCATTGTTTCTAATCGGCTTATCTGCTCATCAATTACACTATTAAATAGGGGTATTGCTTCCATGTTGTTTTATTTTTTTAAGTCTTTTACTTCAGGATATATCGATGCAACCACATTACTATCAAAGTGAAATTTTCTTTCTTCACCCATTATCTTAAAAAAAACACCCTCATCGTGGCATGCTTCAATTATTTCAACTACGTATTTATTGTCGTTTATCAGACATAACAAAGCCCTGGTTCCTTTTTCAATTTCGCTCCAATCTTCTGACTCTTTGATTTTCATTTTTACAACGTCTCCACAGTCGAGATGGAGCTCTACTTCGTGCATTTTCATGTTCTCTTTTCTTTAATTAATACTAGGTTTATTCTTGTGCCTTTCGCATCGCCTCTCCTATTGACTTGGCGTCTTCAACAGTGATACCCCCAAACATGCCTAAATGATTGCTCATGTTCTCGGCGTGCGGCGCCCGACGTAGACATCCATCAAGGAGTAGGCTAACCTCCACAAGCTCCTCATAAGAACACGCCTCAAGGAATCGCTCAGGAGTAATGTCGAGTGTGAATATTTTGTCAATCTTTGGCATGCTTCATGATTTCAGATTTCAAATAAATTCATGGCGAAGAATACAACCGCCAATACGACAAACATTATAAGAGCCGGCTGATTATTGAATAATGCAAATACTGCTAGAATAACAAGTAAAGCCGTCATGATTAAGTTAATGATTGGTCGGATTTTATCTCTAGGATTTTCAACCGTAGAAAGGCGATTACATTCAATTATTAACTCACTTTCATCAGATGGCTCTTTGCCGTACTTTTCTTTGATGTACTTGTTGGTTTCCTCAACCTTGTCAATTGCCTCAAGGCGGTCAATTACGCTGGCCATTCCGTCATAATAAACGTATGCAAATTCGTCGATTTCTTTTTGTGTTTTCATGTTGCGTTGATTAAAAATTAAGTGCCTTTAAAATGAAATCCTCTACAAAATGGGCATTCATTTGCGCAAACTGATTGTCTATTATTTCCTCAGAATAACCGCCTATTGTTAATGTTGCACGCATGTCCATATAATTAAAATACATAGCAATAATATGGCTGTCCTCAAGTACAGTACCTGTGGGGTTATTTTCTTTCATTACGACTATTTGCCCTATTTTTTCTGATTCAAAAATTTTAGCGAACAGGACATGCCTTGGGTCTAAACTTCTATTTCCATAAATAAAGCTATGCTGTTCAGCTAAAACTTTTTTAAGCTGCTCCTGAATAGCGTTCCAATTTGTGTCATGGCCTTTTCTCTCCACGATACTGTTCAATGATCTTAAAAGCTCATTTGACTCGATTAATAACTCATTAGGTGTTTTCATGTTGTGTTGATTTATTTGTGATACTTGTTAATACTTTTAAACTTGTTGCGGTTGTAGCGCTTTTTTAGGCTGGGTTTATGGTAAAAGGCAGTAGCATCTTCAGCAGCTAATCCACATTGTGTCATTGCCTCTACCAGTGTTGTCGCGCAAAATCCAATTACAGCTATATTTTGCTTTTTCATTTCTTGTTCTCAAATAAGATTGATTCAATAGTTCGCTCAGCCAAATAGAACTCATCCGCAATTCGATGAATTATGTACTCGTTGGTATAGATCCGGCGGCCG